TCTGTATCATCCGGAACGCCAGTATGAGACAGAAGGTCTGGAGGTGCATCACATTCAGACGGTAGCATCCTGCTACGAGAAACGGCTGGATGGTTACAACCTCCTTACACTTTGCAAGCGACATCACAAGATGGCTGATGCAGGAAAGATCCCTGCAAAGGAGCTGCAGATGATTGCAGCAGAGCAGGAAGAGAAGTGAGGGGGCACACGGAGTACCCCGGAGGGGGCAAGTCTGAAAAAAGAAAAGGCTTCCAGACGACAACGCTGGCTCTGTGTAAAAAATATTCCCAAAATGGAAATTTTGTTAGGAGGTGGTGCCTGTGGGCGGAAGACCATCAAAACCGGTGGCGGTTATCCGAAAAGAGGGAAAGAGCCACAGAACGAAAGCGGAATTGAACGCCAGAGAAAAGGGCGAAGCCGCATTTGCTACGGGCATCCCCATAAAAGAGAAGGAAGAAACAAAAAAGAATGTGG